AGAGTTTCCTGTCTTTTTATCCATGTCCTTCTGTGATCCTCCAAAGTGATTGTATTCATTGGAAGCTTTTCCTTATCTTTAACTGCATCCAAACCAAAAGATTCAAGATTAATAATATACACTATTTCATCAGTAGCAATAGCATATAATTTAGGATTTGAGCTTTTCGTTAAACCTCCTAGACAACATGATTTGCCGTAAATATATCTTGCCAGTCCCCGTTTATGCTGTGTAAAAGAAATACTATCAATACCATCTCTGTTAAGTCCATCTGTAAGACAAAAATTTGTCGCAGTCAGACGTACTGTCTCTGTAAATTTTTCAATCAATGTTTTCATTGTTCTTCCTCCTATTTTTGAAATATTGTTGCAATCTTAATATGACAAAAATTAAGAAATATTTTTTATAAAACAAAAACCGGAAGCATCGCTGCCTCCGGCTTTCTCTTTGTTTTAATCCCCAGCCGGTATCTCGCGAAGGCTGATTGCCGAGCAAAACCCGACGGTGCTTACTTCTTGTCAGTAGGGGATACCGTTTTCTCTCCGCCCACTACTGACGCTAGGTTAACTATACAATTCATCTCGCTACCTACATTTCATTTGAGGTTAGGAGAATCCTTGTTTTCTTATAAAACTGCCCTCCTTCCTAAAACGGATATTTCATATATACCATTTTTTAGAAGAGAAACATTTTTATAAGAAAAACTTAGTTGTTGAAGTAATCTCTAGTGCTAATTGTTAGCTGCTTCTCATCATATTCTGGCTGTAAAGCATCATATTCATCTTTCACCATAGGATTTTGTAATGCTTTCTTTTTATAAGCCTTGCCAAGCCCAGACCGACAAAGTCGCTCGGGGTTCATGACATATCTCCTTTTATTTTTTTATAATATTATAGAACAAAAATTCCGAGTGTTAATCGAAGTTTGTAGACAAAAATATCATTTTGAGAATTGATTACCATGTTGTCTGCACCATTAATATGTCATATTTTTTATAAGAAAAAAGACCACCTTTCGGCAGCCTTTTATGCATTATTTTTTCACAGCAGTTGGAATAAACTCCAGTTTTAACTGCATACCTAACCCCTGAGCAAGTTTTTTTACCATATTTAAACTTGGATTTCTCGTTCCGTTTTCAATCCTGCTTATATCAGCTTGTGTAATACCTGTTTTAGTTGACAATTCTTTCTGTGTCATATTTTGTTGAACTCTGGCATCAATCATTGCTTGAATAATATCATACTCTGGTTGTAAAGCATCATATTCAGCCTTCACCATAGGATTTTGTAATGCTTTCTTTTTGTAATCCTTATAACTACTCATAAACCATACCTCCGTTCATAATCAGCTTTATACTTTTTTGCCAATTCTTTTTCAGCTTTTGGTGTTTTCTGAGATTTTTTTACAAATCCATTTGTTAGTATTACTTTTTTGCCTATGAAGAAAAAATATAAAACCCTTGTTATGTTAGAACCTTGCTTTGTACGTAGCTCAAATATCCCATCTTCCAATGATTTTGAATACGGTTCTCTTAGTAATGGACCATTTTTCTCCAATAAATCAATAGATCTCAAGGTTTTTGCTAATAATTTGGGTTCCAAAGAATCGAGTAATTCTTGCATCGGGCATTTCCCATCTTCTGTATCATACAAAATAATTTCATACATTAGTATGCTTCCCTCCGTGTATAATTATAATATGTTGTATTCAACATATTGTCAATAGGGTACAGAATTTTTTTTAATAATTTCATGCATTTTATAAAGCTCCTCCTTTTTTGAAAAATCATTTATATTCTCAATATGTATGAATTTTTCATATTTCATTAAAAAAAAGACCGCCTTTCGGCAGCCTTTTTTTGCGGCAAATTGTAAAACTTATGCTGAAAATAATGTACCATCTTCTAAAAACATCCATTCATTTATATCACAAACATTTTTTATTGCTTCATCATCAATAGAATAAAAGAAATGATAGCCAGCAGCTTCAAGTTCTGCACAAAATTTGGTAAATAGATCAACAATATATTGCTGAAACCTATTCATTAATTTTTTGTTTAGATTTTTAAATGGTGGAGTAATTTCTGTCAAAATATATTCCCATTCTTCTGTAAAATCAATCCTATCAACTATACAATAAGTATAACGGTGATTTTGAGGTAAAGTAATTTCCCAGCCACACTCTTTTGCATAGCAACAAAGCGTCCTTTTCTCTTTTTCTGTAAAACTATCTTCTGGCTTAAAAGAAGTTAATGGGGTGATGGATAAATTATATAGTACATCTTTTAAATTTAATGTACCATAAACATTAAGACCATCCCCTTGACAGTACGACAGAGAATACTGTACTTTTAAATCGCTTTTAGGAAAGCGATGAGATAAGTCTTCTTTGCATATATCTGAAAATTCTTCATTTTGATAGAAATTATCCAAATACCATTTTTTCACCTTAGCTTTTGCATCTTCTGATAATTCAGAAAATTCATATATTTTATATGTAACATTTACTGATCTCATATGTTTTCTCCTTTTGTTTTACTAGAAATAGAAAAATTTTGTATATTTTTCTATCCTCCTTCAGTAGTCTCTGCACAGATCCATTACAGTATCTGTTACGTTTAAAATAGAATCGATTCCGTATCCACTCAACATATCAAATGAGCTGTCATCAGATTGATAGACCAAATCACAATAATGGCACCATCCATCTTCTTCATTATATACAAAAGTGATTTCGAGATTAACATCATCCGCTAGTGGGTACTGCCATGCACGGTCATCAAATGACTTTGGCATTGATGTACTACCGTTCCATAAAGATGGGTTCATATCTGCAAAAAAGTCATTTACTATAGCAGCAGCTTTTGTTCTGTCCATGTTTTTCTCCTTTATAGTTATTTACTAACTCGTACTTCAACACCAGTTTCTCCCATATCATTAAGTCTTTTCTCGATAAGATCTTTAATGACCCATAACTGAGATACTTGCCCTACAAAAAAGCCAACGCATTCGCCGGTTTCTCGCTGCATGTCTTTTAACATTTCGACTACTTCCTGCTTGGTATACATTTCTTTGTTTTCCATGATATTTCTCCTTTGGTCCGTTTTAATCTCTAGCCCGATATTTCTATACGAACTGAATAAATAGTCTAACTAAAGTCTTTAGCATAATAAAATCTTTTCCCATCTTTTCTTAAAATCATCGTTTCATCTTATTATCTTTGACTTCAAATGAAATATTGCAAGTTGCAAATGGGCACTTCCAACATTCATATCGACCTTTGCACTTTCTCTCATTCACAATACACCCTTGTTTGTGAATAAAATCTCTTTCTTCAAATGAATTGCAAATGATTTTTATAAAATTCATGTTTACTACCTTATCCTTCCTGTGTGAAACATTTCATGGTTTTTTCGTATAATGTTGGATGATCATACTGATTTTTCAATTTGATTGCTTTTTTACTTCCAGATACTAAAGAGTCATTCCAACCAGTCCCTTTAAAATCTTTTCCAATAAGATTTTTTGCCTCTTCCATAGCCCAACTAGGGATTGTAGCTACAGTGAATGTAAAATCATTGCATTCTATTAAATTATATCTATACAAAAGCTTCATCTCTTCTTTTGTAATGCCACATTCTTTTGAATTAAATATAATAGCCATTTTTAGCTTTCTCCTCTTTGTTTTTCAATATCTTTTATGATCTGATTCAAAATATCACACTCTGGAAAACCATTTTCCCAGCCTATATCTATCTCAACGCGATTATATATCATATCGAAGCCAAGAAAATCGCAATGATATTTTTTTGCTAATTCTTTCCATTTAAATACCATCTTTTCTTGATTTTCTTTTGCTACAGGAATATTGATTTCCCAAAGTTGCTTTGTACTTTCAGTAACTTCATCCCAATACTCAGCGAAAGTATCTTTTACTTCTTTAGTATAAAAGTTTTTGTTACAGTCTTTACAAACGAAGCTATATTTCGGTATATTGCTTGTGTATAATGTTTTTCCACAACAGGGACATATTGCACTGGTTCCGTATGTATTCATATTATTATTCTCCCTTCGTTTAAGAAGCCTTATCTTCAAAATGCAGATTGTCATTTGCACAAAGGTCTTTACAATAGTTAATAACGGTATTAATATCCGGTGATTCTAATTGATAAACCATATTTTTCTCCTCTCTACTTTGTAAACTTCGGACATTTTATGACCAAATTCCCTTTGCAGGAACTTCCTTTGGGGTAACATCGAAAATTCGATTGCATACGTTCGCAGTCTACATAAGAGGTCTTACAGATACTGCATAACCCATTTTTTTGGATATACTTTTGCAATTTTTCCTCTGCCTGTTTTTTTTGCTTTTCTTTCTTTAATTTTTCTTTTCTAGCGATGATATCAGGAAATTTCTTTTCGCATTCCAAAGAACAAAAAGAATACTCTGTGGAAAACATATTACTCACGGGACAGCTGAATACTTTACTGCAAGTACTGCACTTACGCATAGCATGAGGTTCTGTCTCTTTCTTTTTTTGCAGACATTCCGGAGAACAGCATATTTCGTTTCCAGAAAACTCTTTCCCACATACAGGACAAAGCTTTAAGCCGGCAGCTTTTCTTCTTTCGGCTTCTGCTTTCTTTTTTCTCATGAATTCCTGGTAACATCCCTGACTACAGTAGGTTCCTTTTTTGATAAATTCTTTACCACAATTTGGACAAGTATGTACCGTTCCATTTTTTCTAGCGATCACCCATGCCCACTTTTCTTTACATGTATCGGAACAAAGCCAAGTACCGTATTTAACATCGTGAACATCATCATCCATAGTCATTGGCTTTTTACAGTATGCACAGGATGTATGTTTTACAAGATAGGTATCTCCACATCTTTTGCTACAAAAGTCTTTAGGTTGAAGATATGAAATAAAGATTTTTCCGCATTCTTTGCAGACATTTTGGATCTTTTTGTTTTTTTGTCCATAGCCATACCGGTCGATATTGCGTTGTGTATTGCGTTCCATCTGCCTTACAATCTGATCAGAGTGTGTTCTGCAGTTCGGGCAATATTTCACGTTACTGCGGCTGGGTGTAAACCATGCTCCACAAGCCTCACATTCTTTTTCTTTACAAATTTTCTTTGCCATATTAATTCCTCCTTTGTTTTGAAAATTGTTACAATTTTAATATGGCAGGATATTTATAATAAGTTTTTGGCGTTGTACAAAAAGAATCGAATTCTGTAATACCTGATTCGTAATGACGTTTTTTGGCAATAAAAAATCCCGGCTTATACCGGGATGTTATCAAATATAGGACAGGAGGTTGTTGCCAGATTTGGGATTTCTACTCCCGTGGTTCTGGCAGGACCACATACCGTAATTTTTTCAAAAACAAGGAAGAAAGGCTCCTGTCCACACTCTTATTATGCCAGATTGCAATTAAAAAGAATTTTTGTAAGAAAAAAAGACTACCATACGGCAGCCTTTTTTGTTATGATTTAGATTATTCTTCGACTTCACCAAACAAGGCAATATAAGCATCTGCATCTAAACGATCCATTGCCCATTTTTTAGCGTCTTCTTCGGTAAACGGATTAAAAATTGTACCACTGCAACTTTGTCCTGCACAGGATTCCGCGTAGGAACTCATTGGTCCGCCATGTCCAACCAAAAAATATTCCCCGGTCTTTTTCTGATACAAGGTTTCTTCAGCAAAATAGAAATCAGAGGGAGTATATCCATTACTCCAATATCCCAGTTGTTTTGCGGTTTCCGTGTTATACATGCGATTGTTAATAATCTTTTTCGTCATAATGTATTCCTCCTTGATTTGGACTTTTTGTTGACATATTTAATATGAAATATCATTTTCTATTTCTTTTTATACAAAAATCCCAGCATAGCATATGTTGGGGTTATAGCGAGAGAAATGAAGACAGGAGTATAATGCCGGATTTGAGATTTCTATTCCCGTGGTTCCGGCAAAGCCACATAGCCGTTTTTATTTCAAAATAAGGAGAAGATCTCCTGTCCACATCTTTATTGTGTCATAACAAAAAAAATAAGAATTTTTATAAGAAAAGTATTTGTTATTGGTTCCTTTTCCACAAGTTATAATATACTGTCTTTTCTAACCGTTTCCTGTTTTGTATAACATCCATAATACACATAACCCATTGAATCATGCATATATCCTGCTGGAACTATAGAGGAGTCCTTTATCGTTTTTACATTTTGTCCAGAGTCAGAAAACCCTTGTATCGCCATTTTTATTTTATGCGCCATTCTCTCTTCATTAGACACATAATAAAAATACTTTTTGGTTGT